CTTTTCTTCCTTACCTATCTTTCGTTCCAAAGATTTTCAACACAGAGGAAATCAATTTTGTATTATAAAAGGAATTGATTCTGATGCACAAGATACAATGTATTCTGTATTACCAAATAATTATAATTTAACTTTAGAGTTTTTTATGTTAGACCATAAACGTAATGATATAACGGTAAAGCGTTTTTTTAATATGGTGTCACGAGTAGAAGAAATATTTTATACATTGGTAGACCTAGACCCATTATTTAGTTGTACGATAAACGCAATAACATACGAAGATGATGAAGAATTTAATGGATATAGAAAAGCAACTTTTGATATAACCGTAGGGAATGTAAGATAATGGCACTGACATACGAAAATATTACTTATGAAAAGATTATGACACCATTACGTGATAAATTACGCACAGAGTTTAAAGGTGGATTGCCAATATACTTTGATAATCAACATCAAGACATCGGTACAAAGTCATTACGCATTTATCCTACCTCACAAGAATTAGTAGAAAAAAGAACAAAGTCCTACATCAATGTTTACAATATACAGATGGATTATGTATTGAAAACATACAGAGATGATGAAAAAGCATTAGACCAGATGTACAAAGATGTTACCAGAATAGAAACCATATTGTTTAACAACTCTAATGGTGGAGATATACCATATTTCTATGCAGGTATGCCTGAAGTAGAGCATAATGTAGACGCAGGAATAGATAATGTTTATGTGTCAAGAATTACTGTTCCAGTGCTATATGAAGAGGTACACGAACGATTTGTAAGATTTATTACATCTAATGATAAATTCTTTGTAACTTCAGATGGACTTTTTTATATTGTAAGGAGTTAATTATGGCTAAAAAATATAAATTAAAAGATGGCTTACTGCCACGCAAACCAAGTTTTTTAAAATTGGGAAAAGAAAAATGGTATTTATTAAACAGTGGTAAATCAGTAGAATTAGATATTGTGCCAGAATTAGCAAAAGATTATATCGAAGAAGTAAAGTCAAAAGCAAAAAAAGAGGTAAAGAACGATGGCGAATAGTAAAGTAAGTTTTAGTCCAAAAGATTTTCAGTTAGCGATAGCTCCTGAAACAGGAGTAGGTACTGCAATAGAAGCAGCAGGTAATGCAACATTTGAATATATTAATATTGATTCTATCGAGTTTCCTGCATTAAACCCACAGCAGGTATTAGATGTAAGACACGGAACAGGTAGAACATTAAAAGCAGTTGATATGTTTTTAACAAACAAATTAACTGTAAAAGAAATTAGTTTTTCAGGTATCGCAGATGATACTATTTTACCAATGCTTTTACAAAACATTACTCAAGAAACTTCTTCAACTTATGATATTGAGTTCAACTACGACCCATCAGAAATTAAAGTAGGAGATGTTTATTCTGACAATACTGGTACTTTTACTGTGTTAATTGAATCACCACAAAGTGGCTATCAAATGCAATTTGGTGGCTGTGTATTAACCTCTCTTACCATTAACGCAGATATTGGCGAAGAATCAGGAAGAGTAAAATTTTCAGGAACATTCAAATCTGGTATGATACCTAATTTATCTCCAACAGATTTAGCACCTTCAAATGGTACATCTCACTTCAATTCTAATTACTTTATGTCCGATTATGGTGACGCAGGTGATTCAGGAGCAGATACAACCATTGCAGGTATTGCAGACCCAATTTTAAAATCATTCAGCTTCACGCTTGAAAACGATGCTCAATTTATGGGCTTTGATGCAGCAGGAAACTATCAAGTAATTGCAAGAGCTTTACCAGAAGTTTCTGCAACATTTGATGCAACAGTTAAATATGATGACGAAACAGCAAGATTAGTTGAGGACTTCAACAATCAATCAACTGGTACAGTTGCAAATACTTTAGCAGCATTAACATCATCAACAAGAAATGTAGGGGTGTCAATGCCTACTTCTATTATTACAGATGTTAGTTTTTCTGAAGAAGAAGCAATGTTCTTATCAGTTAGCTCAAAAGCAGTTGCTGGTACATCAGGTAACCTTGTTTCAATAACCGAAGAATAAAACAATAAAGGATAATCAATGTCTAAAAAAATAACACTCAAGAGTGGCAAAAAAGCTACCCTTGTAGAAATGTCTGTAGACTCATTCGATAAATGTATGGACTCTGTAGAGTTTGTAAAAAAAGATGGCGAAGCAGCAATTAAAAATCAATTTGCATTAAGTACACTATGGATTAGAAATGGTGTAGATGGTGCAGATGATAAGTTCATTAAATCTTTATCTATTGAAGATAGAGTAGAATTACAACTAGCTATTCAGGATTATAATAGCTTGGGGGAATAGATTCCCTCTCACTGGAATTAAATATATTGATAGATGATTGGTGTGAGGGTTGCAAATATTCTACCTTTCCATATAAAGCTAAGTTACCTCTTAAAAAGAATAACAGCGTTCACACCTTTGCATCTATGGACGATGTATGGTATGTTATCAATCTCTTAAAAGAAGAATTAGAAGAACATAACGAAACAGCAGAAAAGAAGTTTGAACTACATCAAACTATTAAGTCACATCTACCTTTTTTTGCTTGTCCTAATCATTTTCTAACCAAAGAATCTCAACGAGATATTAAAAGATATACGTATTCACAGAAGATGAATGTACCTCCTTATGAAGGTTCTTACGGAAATCACCCAAAAAAATGGATTGATAAGTGCAATGTTATAGAAAAAATGTTAAATTATATCCAATCAGAACAATTTAAAAAGAACAAGTAATGGCAGATACAAAACTAAAAGTACAAATTCAATTCCAAGCGACTGGTGATAAAGAGTTAGCAAGAGCATTTAAAACTGCTGCTGTTGCTAATGAAAAGCTAGAGAAAGCAAATAAAAAACTTACCAATCAAAATAAAAAATATGCTAAGGGTGTTTTTGACATAACAAAAAGTAATAGACTTTTAGCAGGTTCTTTTGCTACTCTTAGAAGTAGATTATTATTGGTTTCTTTTGCTGTCGGTTTAGTTGCTGGAACTTTTGGTAAACTTGTTCAAAAATCAATGCAGTTCGAAAAAGTTAAAGTTCGATTAAATGCAATGTTTGGCTCTGTTCAAAGAGGAACTGAAGCATTTAACGCTTTTAATAAAATAGCTGCAACTACCCCATTTACATTACAAGATGTTGTAGAAGCAGGTGCTTCTTTGAAAGCATTTGGGGCTGATGCTGAAAATTTAATTAAACCTGTATCTGACTTAGCTGCATTTATGGGAACTACTGCAACAGAAGCAGCACAAGCACTTGGTCGTGCTTTTGCAGGTGGTGCAGGAGCAGCAGATATACTTCGTGAAAGAGGTATCTTGCAACTAGTAAGAGATAGTCAAGGTATTGAAGATTTAAGTAAAATTACTTTGCCAGAATTTAGAGCAGCGTTAGAAAAAACTATTACTGACCCTTCTATTGGAATAGCTGGAGCTACAGACAAACTTTCTAAAACTATGTCTGGTATGGTTTCAAACCTTCAAGACTCTTTTGTTAGACTTAGTGCAGCACTGGGTGATACTGTTATATTTTTCAGTGGAGCTAAAAAGATAATTCCTGCTTTAACTGGCATATTTTCTGGCTTGACCGAAGCTATAACAAGATTTAATGAAACAGACCAAGAAACTTTTTTGAGATTAATTTCTGAATTTTCTGATGCAGACACTATTCAAAAGTTTAGCGATGCCTTTGAAGTTGTTCCTAGCACTTTTGAAAAGGTAAGCGATGCTTTAGATGGAACAGAAAGCATTATGAATAGGTTTATAAAAACGTCAAATGTCGCATTTGATTCTATGTTTTATAAAGAATTTACCAACACGGTTAATACTGCAGTTGTCCCTGTGATGACTTTGGGAACAGCACTTGATAAAACATTTATATCAGGAGCATTGAGTGCAGAAAAAGGAGTTGAAAGACTTACTAATTTTTTAAATGAAATGCAACGAGAGGTTGATATTCAAAGAGTATTATTAACTGGACCAGGCGATATTGCTCAATTAGATTTTTTAAAAAGTGTTGAATCATCAATTATTAACCCATTAAAACAATTACTGCCTAAAGCAATAGCAGAAACAGAACCAGTA